ATCTCAATAGAGGTGAAGCCGTATGAGCAGGAAGGTTGACATCAAGGTGTCGTTCAGCATCGACGACAGCCCTTACCGGACAATCATCGAGAAGGAAGTCGAGATGGACGACACCATCAAGGGATTCCCGGAATTAGTAAGGGAGGCAATGGAAAAAACAAAGGATTTAATTGAAAGGAAATGAGCAGGAAACGCGCGATGTACAGGAGTACGAAGAAGAGGATCAAGGCGATTGTGAAAATCGTCAACGAGAACTACATGCCCGGCGACCAGGCGAGCTGCTACAAGGCGATATGGCGGACGAAGATATACCCGGTTTATGGCATCTGCTACGCCACGTTCCTGTCGTACATCGGCGTGAAGCCCTCGGACCTTGCCGACGAGCCGGAAACGCCGCCGGAAGACCCAAGGCAGCTGAAGCTGTTCTGAAAAACAATAAAGCCTCCGAAAATTCGGGGGCTTTCTTGTTATAAAATTTACAAAAAAATTCCACGGAAGCAAAAAAAATGATTATCTTTGCCGCGTTGTTATTTATAAACAAAAAAGTAAAAATCATGGATGCTATAATAGCTTATATTATTGAAAAATGGCCAGTTCTTCTGCTGGTGATAGTCACAGGTTTTGTTGTGTGGCTTGTGACAAGATGGTATTTCTGCCGTTTTGTCAAAGTGGAAGAAAAAGCTAATAAAATCGACAATCTTCAATGTTCAAAGAATGAGGAGCTACTGAGCAAGATTGATGCCAAACTTGAGGACAAATCCAACAAAATCAACAACCTTCCATGCTTGAGGCATGAGGAAGTGTATAACGACATAAAAGAGGAACTTGTGGCAATACGCACATTCCTTACAATCAAATATCCTGCGGCAGCACCGGCTTTCTCGCAAAAGAGCAGCCCGAGAGAACTCAATGAGGCTGGAAGACAGCTGTTCGCCGACATTGAAGGCGAGAAGTTCCTGAATGACAATGGTGGATTTCTCGTAGGATGCATTGAATCCAAGAAACCGAAGACGGCTCTTGATGTGGAGGAGTCGGCACTGCAAGTGCTTTACGATAACATTGACAATGACATGTTCATAGGCATGAAGAACTGGGTTTACAACAGTCCGAGCCGTAAGGTTAGAATTGATGGCATTGAGAAAGACTATGTAATAACGATGAACGATGTGTGCTTTGTACTGAGTCTGCCTCTGCGTGACAGATACCTTGACGTTCATCCAAATCTGAAGCAATCACAAATTTAACGATAAGACAAATAAAGCCCCCGAAAATTCGGGGGCTTTATTGTTTCTATTGGAAATCCCTGAACTCGGCGTCGATGCCGAGGTGGAGGATTTTCTTCGTGCTTTTGCTTACGGCGGAGTCGTCGAAGATGTGGGTGGTATAGACCTCGACGCTGTCAACATACTTCTCGTGGTTGTGGTTGACGATGCTCTGTGTGCGCGTCCAGGTGTTGGAACACCGCATGGTGGCGGTGGGCTGTATGACAAGCCCCTGCATGGCCTTCAGCACGCGCGATGGCGCGTCTAAGTATGCGAGCGCCGGGGTGCGGAACTCGGCGGCGACGTTGTCGGCGGTGTTGGCGTGCCATTGGGTGACGATGTGGAGGCGTATTGTCGCCATGGCTTCCTGGTTCTTGTTGCCGAGTGTCTGCCAGCTTATCGGGTCGAACTCGATGAAGACGGCCGGGGTGCTGAACGGCTCGTCCATTTCGAGGAACTCCACGTTCTGGTTCCAGAGGTCGAAGCTCTTGAAATACTGGTTGTTGCTGTCGTCCTTCACTGTTTTGAGTGCGGTGACGATGGCGAGGTAGAGGTTCTTTATCATGGTTGCAGATTGTCGTTAAGATAAGTTGTGATTCTCTTTTCAATGGTGTCCATGAGTTCTTTCGAGTAACCCATGAACTGGCGTTTCCATGCGTGGTAGCTGAATCCACGCACCTGGTATCTGGTGGTATTGCTTGCGCTTTTGCGTGTGCGCGTGTGCGGTCTCACGTCTTGGATTCCGCCTTCGTTGTGAACTCTTGCGTATGGGACTTTGTCGTTTCCGGCGGATATTACTATCCTGCTCTCGCTCACTTCTGAAGGTCTGATGCTGTTCATGAGGTTGCCGCTCTCGACAAGTGTCGAGCCAGTCCTTTTGGCAGTCCTTTTCCACGGTCGTCCGTCGAAAGCCTTGTTTCTGAAAGTTCCTTTGAAATACTCGGTCGCTGTCTCTGCTATGATTTCCGCACAGTCGTGTTTCAGATTTTCACTGAGTCCTGACAGCTTTTTTGATAATTCTTCGGGTGTCATGGTTTTTTTCTTGTTTTTTGTTACGGTTTGATATTATTTTGTAAATTTGCGGCTCAAATTCCATGTTTATGTTTGGGAAATTGAACACTCTGATATACGGCGACGAGATCAACATCGCGATGAGGCTCGACGAGCTGCTGAGGGCTGCGGCATCTGACGGCGGCATCGAGTATCAACACATGTGCAACGGCATGATGACGCATTCGCAGAGGGAGCACTGGCAAAGGATATGCCACCTCAGGAGGGAGGGCCTCATCAGCGAGGACATGGAGCTTCATGTTTTCAGGATAACGATAGACGGGCAGAACTTTCTTGCAGCCGGCGGATATACCGCCGAAGCCAAGAAGAGCAAGAACGAGGTCTTCGCCTTCCGCATCAGCCTTGCCGCCATCGCCATATCACTCATCTCCCTTGTCGTCACTGTCGCCGACAGGCTTTCTCGTCCCTGACTTGATCATGAAATGCTTGTAGTACCAGACCTGGTAGGCGTTGTGCATGACCATGGCCGGGAAGTCGAGCAGTGCGAACATCACGCACCACACTCTGAAGATTGCGTCTTTGATTTTCTTTTTCATTTTTTTCTTATTTTTGCGGATTGTTTAATTTAAATCTTAAAGTTATGGATGACAACTTCAGGAAGCGTCTTGATGCCATTCATGATGTCAGATGCCCTATATGCGGTACCAAGGCAAGCTGGGTCCAGACATCGGATAACGGCTATAAGACATTGACGTGCTGCCATGAAGAGTTGGTGAAAATCATCAGCGACCGCTCAGACAAACTCGTATCTCTGGTACGTGGTGAGCAGCAGAAGACCGTCAAAATTGGCGGAGTCAGGTAATTCGGCGAAAGACTCGCGCACGCGCTGCGTGTCGGGTCTTTCCATGTCGAAATCAAGGTAGATGTCGTCCTCTTCGTCGGGTGTCCGCACGTTGATTCCCCCAGTAAGTTTGAGGCTGCCCGGATGCTTTTCGAGCGCGTCGGCGATCTTCGCTATGACTTCATCTTTCGAGTCTGTCTTTATCTCGATTATTTCATGCCCTGTTGCGTGCATCTTGGTTTTCTTGGATTTCTTTTTCATTTTTTTAAATTTTTTTCTTGCATGTTAAAAAAAAGATGTATTTTTGCGGCGTGGTTCATTCAGATTGCTGAAGAAAAGCTTTGCAGACGGTGCGAGGGGGGATCATAAATGGTCTAAGTACGACATTCCATAACCTGAATGAACCTACCGTCATTTTCTGATAAGCAACCCACTCCTTTTCTTTGGGTTCATCAATATATACCAAGTTTTCAGAACATATTTATTTGATTCAATTTTGCCAGAAAAAACAATTGCAACGTCATTGTAATATTTGATCATGTTATAGTTGCTGAGCAACATGTCATCTTTTTTGTTTCTTATGTCACGGCCAAGCCATACTTCATCAGGATTGCTTGCAGCCTCAAATATACAATTTAGATATTGTGTCCTGAACGCTCTGTTCTTGGCATTGTTGGTTGTATGGACGTCAAAGTCCTTCCTCTCCATTTTCCATTCACGGCCGTTGTAGTCAGTAACGATTAAATAGTCCTTACCGTCTATCGTCTGTTTGTGTTTCTCCCAGAAATCATCGGCTGTACCCTCATAGACAGTTGATTTCTCTGTTGCCTTTGCCCGGAGTTTCTTGATGGAGTTCTCAAGCCCCCATTTGTCGGGAGTCACCTTGTCCATGTAAGAGGCTGCGTTGCTTGGGAACTTGCGGATATACATCTGGTTTGCGTCGAACACAAGCCCAGCCTTCGCCCTGTTGATGTCCCAGTGCTGCGCCTCGGCGTTCTTCCAGTCGGTAGTTTCCATGTAGTCGGCGGCTATCTTGTGCTGTGACTCTTCAGTCACATCTACCTCGGAAGCCATCTTCGGGACGACATAGCAGCGGCACTTCCATCCGTTCGGCGGATAGATCTTGTCCCACAGAGGGTCGTCATGGCGGAGTATGAGTCCGTCGAGTGCGGCATGTTCCTCCCTCACGCGGTCGTCGCCGGCCGTGCGGTACTGCCAGTATGGGAAGAGTTTCTTCTGCTGCTTCAGCCTTCGATATGTGCTTGCATTCTCGGCGCAGTTCAGTGCCGTGCCGTACTCGGTGCGCTGCCACGTATGGTTGAACGTGTCGGTTATCTTCTCCGCGCGTTTCTTGAAGTCTGCATATCCGTCGCTGTCTCGCATCGCCTGGTTCAGCTCCTGCACTTCGGCGAGTGTCTTTGCGGCCGAGAAATGGAAGATGTTCTGTTCGAGAGAGGTCTTGAAGACATCATCGGGTGCGTTGTACGTTATCTGGTTGGCGAGTCTCAACGTTTTCGGGACGCTTTTCAAACCCTTTTCAACCGCAGCCAGAAGGTCGTTTGAAATGTATTTGAAAAGTTCTGTGTCCCAGTAGTCGGACTCTCCTTTCCAGACCCTGTCTATGATTCCGTCTGTCCCTGCTTCATTTGTGAGGGCATTTCCACTTGCACCTTTCAGAGGTGCTCCCCCGAAAAAACGACGTGATGCGTCCGAAGAGGTTTCTCGCCTTGTTGTGGGGTCCTTCAGTCCCTGTGGTTTCCTCTCCTGTATATTCAGCCACCGGGTTGAAGCGCATCGCCTTCTCCTCCTTCATCTCCAGCTTCATGGTCTCGTAGTTGTCGGGCTTGGGTATGTCGAACTCCTCGTAGATGTAGTCGTCATCGACGGGTATCCTCTCGGCTATCTCCTTGACGACGTTCCACTTCATCTGCATCTTCGCCCAGTCGGTCTCTAATCCCTCGTACATTATCTCGCCGCCGGTGACGTTGAGTCCGAACTTCTTGAGCACGGCGCGGAATCGCGTGTTGAGGACGGAGAGTATGAAGAGCTGGTCGGAGACGTTCTTCTCGGTCTCGGCTTCCTTGTGGACCTCGCCGAGGGCCTGCGAGCCTATCTCGCCCTGCTCGGTGGTGAGGGTGTTGCCGAGTATCACCTTCGACACGGCGGCGTCGCACTTGGATATGAGCATGTCGTACAGCTCGGCGCTGCCCTGCCCTCCGCCGGTGTCGTGGAGTGTGAGTTCGGCGGATTTCGGCACGAGTGCGTATCCTGAGCTGCCCCATTCCTGCAGCATCCGTTCGAGCTTGGCGCGTGTCTCGCTGTCGTAGTCGTCGTATTTCATCTCTCGGAACGGCATCCCGAACATCTCGGCGTACTGCGCCCAGTCGCCGAAGCCGCCTCGCTTGTAGATGACGTACTGCGCCACGGCGGCCATGAGTCCCATGTCGTTGGGGTCGCCCGCCCACACCATGTAGTCGGCGAGCGGCTTTTCCGTGTATCGGAAGTCGGGCGTGGCTGTGCTCTGGTTGACGCTGACGCACCTGAAGCCTTCCTCGGGGTGGACGTGCTTTCGCGGTATCATGTCGAAGTCGATGCGGTACTGCTCCTCGTCGGTGTCGTACCACACGCGGTTCACCTGTATGAGGGTGTATCCGTAGGCTATCGTCTTGAGGAGCTTGGTGACGAACTCGCGCATGTCGGGCGAGTTGAGGAGCTTTGTTATCTCCACGTCCTCCACCCCGTCGCGCTTGAAGAGCAGCCGCCTGTTGAGGAGCGCGTCGGTGCGCTTGCCCCATGTGGCGATGACCTGCCCGTCGAGGAAGAGGTCGTCGTAGAGGTCGTAGAGGCTTGTGCGGATGGGGTTCAGCGGGTTCTCGAATGTCCTGATGGCGTTGCGCCACGACTCGATGTCCTGCGTGTTGCGGTTTGGCACGCGGACGTTGATCTGCGTTATCTTGATGCCGTCCTTGGGCATCTCTCCTTTCTTGCGTGTCACAGCCATCTGTTCCTCCTTTTCCTGTTTCCGCCGAAGCGGACGTAGTCACTGCCGCCGGCGTTGGCGCCGTTGAGCCTGAGTAGCCCGGGCAGCGCGGCTTTCTCCGACTGCACGTCGCGTAGGAACGCCAGCGCGTCCTCGTAGGTCTGCCGTCTCACCTCGGGGATGCCCGCGGGGTTGCTGATGACGTAGCATTTGTAGATCGCGATGTCGCGCACGAGCTGGAACACCTTCTGGTTGCGTGCGTCGCCGGTGCGTGCGAGTTCCGCCGCGATGTCGTACCTCGCGGAGAGGTAGCTTGAGACCTCCGCCTCGCTCTCGCGGATGGCCTGCTCGGCGTTGGACTGGCTGCGTGAGATGACCGCCAGCGTCTCCTCGGCGATGCCTGTCTTCAGGTCGTTGTAGTTGATGTACATGGCTTGCTGTCTTTAGTGTGTGTAATAGAGGCTGAACTGCCGGATGTAGTATGCCTGTCTCATCTTCCGGCTAAACACACCCATATCTACGAGCTGGTTGATCTTGGCCCGGTCGTACACCCGTGGCGTGCCCTGTACCTTGATGACGTAATACTGTTTGTTTGTCAGCTGATGTAATCTGTCGGCATGACGGATTGCGTTTTTCACTCTGACGTAGTTCAAAAGTCTTCTGCATAGTGTGAACATTTTGTTGTGGTTTGATTTTGTGGATGATATTCAGAAACGCTTCCTGTTCCTCGGTCTCCTGCCGAGTGTGAAGGCGTCGGGTTGCATTGTTGATATTCTCTCGTTGGTGATGAAGACGGCTCCCTCCACTGCGTCGGGTCCGTCGGCCGGCGCGCTTAGCTGGGGCGTGACGAGTGTGAACTCCTCCTCGAGCCGCTGCATGTGCGGGTTTCCCCTCTGGGCCTCGTTGAGGACGAGCCGCCCGGTGCGGTTCAGCGGCTCGAGGTTGCCCTCGATGCGCGAGAACTTGTCGGGTTTCCTGCGTGTGTCGGGTATGATGCTGATGCAGCCCTCGGCCTTTGCCCTCTCTATGAATAGCGGCATGATGACCTGCTCGTACATCGGGTCCTGGAGCGTGTTGTTCTCGACGTAGTTATAGACCTGCACGCCCTGTGGCGCGTCGGCGGTCAGCTCGTAGAACCAGCCGACGAACTCGGCGTTGGTGGCGTGGTCGAGGCGGCAGTTGATGATGTAGAACTTCCCGTCGAGG